CTACTCAATCGGTAATTTTAAAATACGTCAAGAAAAATTCAAAAGCTAAAGAAGCGATTGAACTTTACGAGCGGACAGGGCTTTCTTGCTATGCTTGGCAGAAGAATCTTTTGCTGCCTATGATGGCTGTTGACAAAAACGGACTATGGGTACACCAAAAATTTGGCTACTCTATACCTCGTCGTAATGGTAAATCAGAAATCCTCTATATAGCTGAAATTTGGGCGCTTCATAAAGGATTGAACATTCTGCATACAGCGCATAGAATTTCTACATCTCATGCCTCTTTTGAAAAAGTTAAACGATACCTTGAGAAAATGGGGTATGTTGATGGTGAGGATTTCAATTCCATTCGAGCTAAGGGTCAAGAAAGAATTGAGCTATATTCAACAGGTGGTGTTGTCCAATTCCGTACCAGAACATCAAATGGTGGTCTTGGTGAAGGTTTTGATATGATGATCATTGACGAGGCCCAGGAGTACACGACTGAGCAAGAATCTGCCTTGAAGTACACGGTAACGGATAGTGAGAATCCTATCACAATCATGTGTGGGACACCTCCGACGCCAGTTTCAAGTGGTACGGTATTTACTAAGTACCGTGAGACTTGCCTTTTCGGAAAAGGGAAGTATTCTGGCTGGGCTGAGTGGTCGGTTTCTGATGAAAAGGAGATTGACGATGTTGAATCCTGGTACAATTCTAATCCGTCTATGGGATACCACTTAAATGAGCGTAAGATTGAAGCTGAGCTTGGTGAGGATAAGTTGGACCATAATATCCAGCGTTTGGGATTCTGGCCGACTTACAACCAGAAATCTGCTATTTCTGAAACGGAGTGGAATGAGCTCAAGGTGGATGATGTTCCAGAATTATCTGGCAAGCTATCTGTTGGTATTAAGTATGGTCAAGACGGAACGAACGTGGCATTGAGTATTGCTGCACGAACCAATGATGGCCGGTACTTCATCGAGACAGTTGATTGTCAATCTGTTCGTAATGGTAATGAGTGGATGGTAGCTTTTCTGAGACAAGCTGATGTAGCTCAGATTGTCATCGATGGCGCAAGTGGTCAAAAAATCCTGGACGAAGAGTTGAAGGACTATAGAATCAAGAATGTGATTCTGCCGACGGTGAAAGAAATCATCGTAGCAAACGCTCTTTGGGAACAGGGAATTTACCAGAAGACCATCTGTCACGCAGGTCAACCATCTCTATCAAAAGTAGCTACAAACTGCGATAAGCGGAATATTGGCTCAAACGGTGGCTTTGGTTATCGATCGCACTTTGATGATATGGATATTTCTTTGATGGATAGTGCTTTGCTTGCGCACTGGGCTTGTGCTACGACTAAGCCTAAGAAAAAGCAAAAAATAAGTTATTAAAATAAGCGGTCAGGTGACTGCTTTTTTTGATGCCAAAAAAATTACCGAACTGCCGGGGAAGCAGGAGAAAGGAGACATGAGAATGTCAGAATTTAAACCAATCACTACACAAGAAGAATTTGATGCTGCTATTAAGGAGCGTTTATCTCGTGAGAAAGCGAAGTATAGCGACTATGACCAGCTCAAATCTCGAGTTACAGAATTGGAAACAGAAAATGTTGGCTTGAAGTCAACAATCGAAGCTAACAATCAAAGTAAGGCAGATGCTGACAAACAACTTGAAGAGATGCAGAATCAAATCTCTAATTATGAGACAGCTAGCCTGCGAACTCGTGTGGCTTTGCAACATGGTTTGCCTTACGATCTTGCAGATCGTTTGCAGGGAAATGATGAAGAAAGCTTCAAAGCTGATGCGGAGCGCTTGGCTGAGTATATTAAAAAATCTCAACCAGTTGCGCCTGTTAGAGATTCGGAGCCTGTTTTAGAAAAAACAGAAAACACACTGTATAAAAACCTAGTACAAGGTTTAGTTTTTGAAGAATAAAGGAGTAAAAAATATGACAGATCAACTATCAAAAGGAAAATTATTTGACCCAATGCTTGTGACAGACCTTATCAACAAAGTTAAGGGTCACAGCTCACTGGCTAAATTGTCTAATCAACAAGCGATTCCGTTTAATGGATTAAAGGAATTCACATTTACATTGGATTCTGATGTAGATATTGTTGCAGAAAATGGGAAGAAAACGCATGGTGGTGCAAGTTTAGAACCTGTAACTATTGTGCCTATTAAAATTGAGTATGGCGCTCGTGTATCGGATGAATTTATTTATGCTTCAGAAGAAGCTAAAATCGATATTTTGAAGTCATTCAATGAAGGGTTTGCTAATAAAGTAGCTCGTGGTATTGATATCATGTCTTTCCATGGCGTTAATCCACGTACTAAACAAGAATCAACCGTTATTGGGGATAACTGTTTTGACAAAGCAGTCACTCAGACAGTGAATTTTACAACAAACGATCCAGATGCTAATGTCGAAGAAGCAGTGAAGATGATTCAAGGGGCTGATAATATCGTTAGCGGTATGGCTATTGATACTACATTTGCAAGTGCACTTGCTAGTATGAAGAACTCAGCTAATGAGCGCCTTTACCCTGAATTGGCATGGGGAGCAAATCCAGGTGCCATTAATGGTCTACCTGTAGATGTG